AAAAGGATAATAAGAAATGATAAAAAAAGAAAACTATACATACTCAATACACATTGGCTCAAAATTAAGAAACAAAAACTGCGTAGAAGAAAGAAAACATTTATAAAACTATATAAAATGAAACGATTACAGGAGTTAAGAACTATACTCAAAGTTGCATAAGAATAAATACTATTATGGCCGAATTAAACGACATACAGAAACTTGCTACAGATGTTCAGGTTCTTAAAACTGAAGTTGAACAGGTTGCTAGTGTAAATACTAAACTTGACAACGCAATAGATAAATTAACTGATATATCAGGAAGTATTAAATCTATGTTGGCCGTACACGAAGAAAAACTATCTAAACAAGAGGAAATTGATAAAGCAATATTTAACCTAATAGAGAATCGTAGGGTTGAATTTGATACAAATTATAAAGAATTACACGCTAGAATCAACAAGATTCACAATCAATTAACCGATGAAATTGAGATGTCAGAAAAGCGTTTAATGTGTGAAATTAAGACTTTAAACTCAAATTTAGACGGTAGGATAGGCGTTTTTGAGAAATACAGATGGATCATCATAGGGGCGGCAATAGTGCTAGGATTGTCTATGCCTAAGATATTGGATATAATATCATTTATTCAATAGACACTTGACTTTTTTTACTATATAGTATATACTGTTTATTATGAGTGGTTACATTGATTTAAATTATATTAGTAAAATACAGCCTAGATTACAACAGTTTAAAAAGAAACGAGATTACCTTTTCAATTTTCGTTGTCCTGTTTGTGGTGATTCTAAAAAGTCTAAAACAAAGGCAAGAGCATATCTTTATAGAGTAAAAAATGATATGTTTTTTAAATGCCATAATTGTAGTGCTTCACACAATCTGGCAAATCTTATAAAGTTAGTTGATAGACCTTTATACGACCAATATATTTTAGAAAGATATAAAGGTAGTAAACCATCAAATGACGCTGAAAGTTTATTTGATAAGTTTAAAACTAACACAAAACAAAAATTAAAATCTACACCTCTACAAGGCCTTACAACCTTTAGTAACATTGAGAATGAACATCCTGCAAAGCAGTATTTGATAAAACGAAAACTGCCTACAGAATACTTTGACCGATTATATTATTGCGACAAGTTCCAAACGTATGTAAATAAGATACGCCCAGGGACTTTTGATAGTCTAAATAAAAAATACGAACATCCTAGATTGATAATACCTTTTTATGATGTTGGTGGTGAAGTCTTTGCTTTACAAGGCAGAGCATTTGGTAAAGAACAACCAAAATATCTAACAATAAAACTACAGGAAAACAAACAAAAAATATTTGGCCTAGAACGAATTAATCTACACAAAAGATTATACATAGTTGAAGGTCCATTAGATAGTTTGTTCCTTGAAAATTGTCTTGCGGCTGGTGGTGCTGATCTACAACTACCTGTTGAAAAAAAAGATGTTGTTTTTATCTTTGATAATGAACCAAGAAATAAAGAAATTATAGATAGAATGTATAAGTTGATTGATAAAAGTTATATGGTAACAATATGGCCAGAAGGAACAAAAGAAAAAGATATTAACGAAATGATCGTAAACGGCAAGACAAAAGAACAAATACAAAAAATTATATTCGACAATACCTATTCAGGTTTGTCAGCAATTACTCAATTAAATTCATACAAACGTTGTTAAGGAGAGAAAAATGGTAATGGGAAACGAGTCGATAAATGTCAAAAAAAGAAAAGATAGAGGAACAGAACCTCTTAACATTGAAAAGATACATGAAATGGTTGAGTATGCGTGTGAAGACATAACAGGAGTTTCATCATCACAAGTTGAGATGAAAAGTGGTTTACAATTTTATGATGGCATTACAACAGATGATATTCAACAGATTTTAGTAAAGTCAGCTGCAGACTTAATAGATTTAAATAATCCTAATTACACATATGTAGCAAGTAGATTACTTTTATATTCATTGAGAAAACAAGTTATCGGCAAACTATGGGATCACCCACACCTTTATGACCATGTTAAAAAAGTTGTAGAGTTAGGATTATATGATAAAGAAATTTTAGAAAACTATCAAAGAAAAGATTTTGATAGAATGGAAAATTGGATCAATCATAATAGAGATTATGATTTTACTTATGCTGGATTAAGACAAGTGATAGACAAATATCTAGTACAAGATAGAAGTACTAATCAGGTGTATGAAACACCACAATTTATGTACATGCTTATTTCAGCAACGTTGTTTGCTAAATACCCAAAAGAAACGAGGATGAGTTATGTTAAAAAATATTATGACGCAATTAGTCAATTCAAAATCAATATTCCTACTCCCGTTATGGCTGGTGTACGAACTCCTTTACGTCAGTATGCGAGTTGTGTATTGGTTGATATTGATGATACCTTACCTAGTATTTTCTCTGGTGATATGGCGATTGGAAGATACATCGCTCAAAGAGCTGGAATCGGAATCAATGCAGGCAGGATACGTGGAATCAATGCAAGGATACGAGGTGGGGAGGTCCAACACACTGGTGTTATACCTTTTCTTAAAAAGTTTGAGGCAACGGTTAAGTGTTGCACTCAAAATGGAGTCCGAGGAGGATCAGCAACAGTCCACTTTCCAATCTGGCACCAAGAAATAGGTGACATTATTGTTCTTAAAAACAATAAAGGTAGTGAAGATAATCGAGTTAGAAAATTAGATTACTCAATACAGTTATCAAAACTATTTTATGAAAGATTTATTAACAATGAAGATATAACTTTATTTTCACCACACGAAGTACCTGAACTATATGAGGCTTGGGGTACACCAGAGTTTGATGAACTCTACGAAAAAGCAGAAAGAAAAATTAGCATTAAGAAAAAGAAAATAAACGCACAAGAATTATTTTTTGATATATTGAAAGAACGTGCTGAAACAGGCCGTATCTATATTATGAATATTGACCATTGTAATACTCACTCATCTTTTAAAGATAGAATTTACATGTCCAATCTATGTCAGGAAATAACTTTACCAACCACTCCAATACAACACATTGATGGAGAAGGTGAAATTGCTTTATGTATTTTATCTGCCATCAATGTGGGTAAAATCAATAAAAGAGATGAACTAGAACCTTTGTGTGATTTGGCCGTAAGAGCATTAGATGAAATTATAGACCATCAAAAATATCCTATCAATGCCGCTGAAGTATCTACAAAGGCAAGAAGAAGTTTAGGTATTGGTTATATTGGCCTTGCTCACTATCTTGCTAAAAAAGGTTACAAGTATGAACAGAAACTTGCATGGAGACAAGTTGATAAACTTACAGAAGCATTTCAATATTTTCTATTAAAGGCAAGTAATCAACTTGCAAAAGAAAAAGGACAATGTTCAGCATTTAAACAAACAAAATATGCAGATGGTATACTACCTATTGACACTTATAAAAAAGACGTAGATGAATTAGTAAAAAGAGATTACACTTACGATTGGGAATGGTTAAGAAAAGAAATAAAAGAAAGTGGTTTAAGACACTCAACACTTTCTGCTCAAATGCCTAGTGAATCATCATCTGTTGTATCAAATGCAACAAATGGCATTGAACCACCAAGAGATTATTTGTCAGTTAAAAAATCTAAAAAAGGACCATTAAAACAAATCGTACCTGAATATCAAAAACTAAAGAATTTTTATACACTACTTTGGGATATGAAAGGGAATGAAGGATATATAAATATCGTTGCTGTAATGCAAAAGTATTTTGACCAGGCAATATCAGGTAACTGGTCTTATAATCCTGAAAACTATACCGATGGTCAAGTACCAGTATCGGTAATGGCACAAGATTTGTTGACGACATATAAACTAGGTTGGAAGACTTCTTATTATCAAAACACATATGACAGTAAGAAGGATGAAGAAGAACCTGCTCATCCAGTTGGGTTCCACGATAACGTGCCAGAGGATAAACAAGAAGAAGTAAAAGAGGAAGAGGATCCAGAAAACTGTGATTCTTGTACAATTTAATGAAAACAGTATTTAATAAAGATAAAAAACTAGATAGTACAAAACAACCAATGTTTTTTGGTGCAGATTTAGCTGTACAAAGATATGATACATTTAAGTATCCTGTATTTGATAGATTGACACAACAACAGTTAGGTTTCTTTTGGCGACCAGAAGAAGTATCTTTACAAAAAGATAGAAACGATTACTCTCAATTATCTGAATCACAAAAGTTTATCTTTACATCTAATTTAAAATATCAAACAATGTTAGATTCAGTACAAGGTAGAGGTCCGTGTCTTGCATTTTTACCATTTGTTTCTATACCTGAATTAGAAGGTGCCATTGTTGCATGGGACTTTATGGAAACAATTCACAGTAGAAGTTATACATACATTATTAAAAATCTATATTCAAATCCATCTGATGTATTTGATACAATTATACAAGATGAGAAAATAGAAAAAAGAGCAAAGTCCGTAACTGAAGGTTACGACAAATTAATTAATTTAGGTTACAAATACAAACTAGACCCTAAATCAGTTGATGAATATGAACTAAAGAAAGCACTATGGCTATCATTAGTAACTGTAAATGTATTAGAAGGTTTAAGATTTTATGTATCGTTTGCTTGTTCATTTGCTTTTGGTGAACTTAAACTTATGGAAGGTAGTGCTAAAATATTATCATTGATTGCTAGAGATGAAAGTCAACATTTGTTAATGTCACAAAGCATTATTAATAATTATAGAAATAAAGAAAATGATAAAGTGATGAACAAAGTTATTAAAGATACAGAAAAAGAAGTTTATCAAATTTATGATGACGCAGTCCAAGAAGAAAAACGTTGGGCGACTTATTTGTTTCAAAAAGGTTCTATGATAGGCCTTTCTGAAAAACTGTTACATCAATATGTTGAATATATAGCAAATAGAAGAATGAGAACTATAGGATTAAATCAAGTATATGAACACTCATCATCCAATAATCCATTACCATGGACACAACATTGGTTTAATAGTCGTTCAATGCAAAATGCTCCACAAGAAACTGAAATAGAAAGTTATGTTATTGGTGGACTTAAACAAGACGTTAAAAAAGATCAATTTAAAACATTTAAACTATAATGACAACACTTACTCCACCAAATTTAAATAAAGTTAGAATTAGCTGTAAAAACTGTGATGTATCCTATCAAGTTGAATGGGATGACGAAACAGAACCAACTACTTGTCCTTTTTGTGGTGCAGACACTTCTATAGATGAAGAGGATGCAATTTTTGAAAATGAAGAAGACCAAGACGATTGGAATTGATTATAGTTTAAGCAGTCCTGCTATATGTGTATGTAGAGGTGAGTTTAAATTTGAAAACTGTAAGATATATTATCTTACAAATGTAAAAAAATATGAAGGTAATTTTTGTAATGGACAAATAAATGGCAGACTTCATTTACCCTATACCTCCGAGACACAACGACACGATCAAATTTCCGATTGGGCGATTAATATTGTTGATACTGCTATTGGTAATATTTTTGTAGAAGGCTACTCATATGGCAGTAAAGGACTTGTATTCAACTTAGCAGAGAATATGGGTGCTCTCAAACATAAACTGTACAAACTAAACAAAAGATTTGAAAGTATAGTGCCTGGCCAAGTAAAAAAGAATGCTACTGGCAAAGGTAATGCAGATAAATTAAAAATGTATGAGCAGTTTGTAAAAGATACAGATATTAATTTGATAAAAGAATTTGATCAAACAAAACTAAACAATCCTGTAACAGATATTGTTGATTCGTTCTACGTAGCCAAAGCAGGATACGACAGAAAATAGACAAGAATCAGTCAAAAGTGCGTCAGAATAACACACTTATACCCTAAAAACCTAGTAAAATCAACGTTTTTTATGCTTGACTTTTAGCCATTTTTCATATAGTATATACGTATATGAGAAAAAAAAACAACAATAAAAAGGACAACACAATGAAACACACAACAAAATTTAAAATCACTAATACTAAAAATGTACAAGTAGAAATACTTCCGTCATACACACCGAAGTATTCTGAAAGACATACTATTAAGTCACATCTTAAAAATAGATATTTTGTCGGCGGTACAAAACCAACTGCTAGAATATCTAATGTTTATCATAACGCATATGCAAATTATAAAACTAACGAAGTTGTAAATCATATCACAAAATACAAAAAAGTTGAAAAGGAGGCTGCATAATGACAAAAGAAATATACAAAACATTTAATATTGTTTACAAAAGAGAATACTTTGATTCTGAAGACGCAGAATATTTTTGGAGTAGTGACTCAATGTATAAAAATGTTCCTATTTCTAAAATTAAATATTATAGAAAACAGTTATTAAAATTCAAAGATTACATGGATAAGACCTATAAAGAAGACGCAACAAACTTTGCTGGCGCTACTGCTATTGAGATAATCTATCCAGACGAATATTATCAAACATATGAAGATGTATTTGGTTCAGAAACGGCTGCTGGTGACGATAACTTATATAACGACTTTGGCCAGTTATACCAAAGACAAGGTTTTAGAAAAGACTTTAATCCCGATATGACAAAAAATTACAAAACTAAAAGAGAATATATAACACAACTAAACTAAGGAGACACTATGACAATAGACACAAATATAATATATACAAAAGAAAATATAGGTAAAAACCTATACAGAAAAAAAACTTATTATACACTTGTTGTTGAACAAGAGGTATTGGCTAAAGATAAAGACGAAGCTGATCAAAAGTTTTTAGATGATGGTGGCATTGATCACTCACAAATTAACCACGAGATAACTACAACTAAAAATAGTGTTGAAACTTATATGGTTGACGCTAATTATTCAGATAGTGATACAACAGAATATCTTGGTAAAGTATCTTATACAGATGATGAGTATGCTGAAGAAAATGGTGATGTAGAAATTGATCAGTATGCTGATGAAAAGGCTTTAACAGAAAAAGAAGAATCAGATGTTGATATTGCTTTACATTTAGAAGCAGAAAAGGTATACGGGAAATAATGTATAACGGTTATTTTGCTATTGCATTAGATAAACAAAGTTGTAACGCAGTTAAAAAAAGTGCTACAATGAGTGTATTAGTATCCGATCATATTACACTTGCATTTAAACCAAGTGTTAAGGTTTTTAATAAGTACAAAAATATTGTAGGTAAAAAAGTTGGTGCTATGATTAATGGTTACAGAGCAAATAATCACATTGACGCATATTGGGTAAAAGATATGTTTCTATTAGATAGTAATAAAAAAATAAAAAGAAATGATAAAGGTGCTGCTCACATCACTTTATCACATAAAGAGGGTTATAAATCAGGTGACGCTAACACTATGTTTACAAATCCTAAAGTAAAAGACAAAAGACTTGGTTATGTAGAAGGTACTATTAAATACTTTAATTATGATAAAATATAGACTATTGACAAATTGATTAAAATGTGCAATAATAATAGAATGTCAAAAAAAATGACAAAAAAAGAACAATTAGATTTAGTAAAATTACAATATCATAAATGGTTGAGTACATTGGGTCTTAATGTAAATGTAAAAACAGGCCAGATTATCAAATCAAAAAGAGTACCTAAATCTTTAGATACTTCAATATTCAAAGTAAGAGATTCTATACCAACAAGTGATAGGATAGTGGGTAGTACCTATAGAAGATACTATAGTACAAATTTACCTGCTGGTAAAACAATATCTGTAGCATACAACAAAGGCGGTTATCAGGTTGTTGATGCTAAAGATTTTAAATCAATGGGAAGGAAAATATAATGAAAACATTAATGCTGTTATCAATAGTTGCCATAATGACGGCTACTATGGCAAAGTCCGAAGAAACAATGGACACTAAAGTAAAGAACTATATTGCTAATGAATGGTCAGAAATCAAAGAATTTCAACAGGCATCTTGGCAGGCTGGTAAAGAACAAAATGCTAAAAATTGGGCAAAGGTTAAATCTTTATTCACAAAGGTAAAAAATAATGTTACACAAGATTAGTGATTTTTGTAAGAAGATTGATACTATTAAATCACAATCGGACAAGTTATATAATTTAAAATATAACAATCCAAAAACACCTGAAAGGGATGCTGAGGTTAATCATTTAATTGATGATATACAATATATGTGTAAAATGATAGGTAATGATACATCTCCGTATGATAAGTAGAATCAATAGTACAATAGGTCAGATGTTCTTACTTTGTTCTATTAAAAACGTTGATTTTATTAACTTATTTAACGCTTGACTTTTATAATAAACTGTGATAGCATTAGTACATAAATGATTATTAACTTAACAAAAGGACAACACTATGATAGATAAACAAATACTATTTGATGAATTTAAAATTGCAAAACAAAAAGATTTGCAACAATCAACTCAAAACGAACCGTATGAAGATGTGTTTACAAATAGATTACAACTATTAAATTCACATAAAGTTGCAAAAAAATCAAATCCAAAGATGTATAGACATTTAGATGTTAATTTTGATAATTTGATACTTGCATATTCTTCACCAGTTCCAGTTGATCACTTTTATAAAAAAGTGTTCGGTCTAACTTTACAAGAATACAAGTATAAAAAGTATGTTGAAGAAATGACAGAAAAACAAAAAGAAAAAGAAGAAAAACTTAAAAAAGAACAAAAAGAAAAATTAAAAATCGAAGATGTTGAAGAAATTACTTTTAATTAGTTGTTTGTTGTTGCTCTCTAATTGTGCTAGTAAACAGTCCTATATTGGTGCATCCAGTACAGCGGCTGTTGCTGGTACAGCATGTTGGCAATATATAAGTGATAATCCTGCTGTTGTGGCTACTTGTGCAGTTGCAGGTTCATTTAAAGGTGCAGATATTATGAATGCTGAAACAGATGATCAATTAATGACAAGAGCATTTGTAGATCATTTAGAAAACGCACCTAGTAGTCCAGGGTTTACAACTTGGCAAAATCCTAAAACACAAAGTAATGGTATTATTAAGACCACAGGTTTTTATTTAAAAGGTCCAATTAAGTGTACAGTAGTTGAAACTACACATGATCAAAATTTAGACAACACAAGATTTTTTGATTCAATACTATATGGTAACCCTTATAGAAAAATGGAATGGCAAGAAGTTTGTAAAATGCCAGACGGAAGATGGAGAGTAAGTGATCAATAAAAAGAGAACATTATTTTTTATATTTCTATTGTTATTATTGATACCAGTATTAATGCAAGTTGCTTACTCGGAAGACTCATTTGAAAATACAATGAAAAAGATTGATAAATTAGAAGGCAAAAATGTTGCAGTAGAATATGATAAAATACAACCATTAAAGAATCAGTATTGTTTCATTAAAGTAGAAATTAAACAATTAAACAATGGTGAGATTGTTAAACAGGAAGTAGTAGAATGTGCAGATGGCCGAAAGGCATACGATGGTCCCACATATTGGGAGTTATTTGCTCAATTTTACTATGGTGATATGAATACACCTGCCTATTGTAGATATTATGAAAGACCTAAACACGCATACCATAAACCTGGTAAAGTATGTTTAGATAAAGATGGTAATTGGGAGGTAAGATAATGATAAAAACGTTAATAATAACATCTTTTTTATGGGTATCCATTGCATTTACATGGGAACCATTTGTTGCAACAGTTGAGAGAACACAGGCTGTTGACAAAACAAAAGAAATAGTATATAATGTGTTTAATATTATGAAGGAGAAAGTGAATGAATAAGTATGTTAAATATGTAATGATAGGCGCTGTCGGTTTAATACTTACAGGATGTTCTAATAGTACATATAAAATCAAACAAGAAAAAGATAAACAAGTCCTTAAAGTACCATCTTGGTATATGAAAGATTATAACGAGAAAAAAGAATGTGGTACTAAAACGTTCGGCAAAGGCAAAGATAAAGTTTGTATCTTTGGTGTCGGCACAAGTGTTTCACCAGATTTAGAACTTGCAATTGAAAAAGGTATGATGATTGCAAAGGCTGAACTTGCTGACAAAGTAAAAGGTGAGATGAATAAGAAAGCAAAAATATTTACTACAGAATTAGGTAAGAATACTAATAAAACTGTTGTAACAGATGTAGAAACTACATTGGTAAATATAATCAAACAGACACCTGTAAGAGGATATGAAGTATTTGCTCAAGAGGTAACTCTAACAAAGAACGGATACTACAGATCATGGATTGGTTTAAGATTGCCAATGGGTGAGTACAATAAAATGTACAACTACTCTATTGAAACTGTTGTTGACGCTTTCAAACTTAAAGAAATGGCTGATAAGGCCTATGACGAAGTAGAGGTTATTGCAAATGAGTCATAAAATAGAAATATACTCAAAACCTAATTGTGTCTATTGTGAAAAGTCTAAACATCTTGTAAAGACACTAGGTTTTAAGTACGAAGAAAAAATGTTTGGTAAAGATTTTACAACACCAGAACAGTTATACGAGGCTGTAGGTAAACAAGTAAGAACTATGCCACAAATAATAATTGACGATAAACACATTGGCGGATACAATGAGTTAGTTGAGTATTTTGCTGATAAAGGTCTATGTAATTTTAAAGGTGAAGTAACAAAGAATGTTGATGGCAAATAAAAACAAAGATAACATAATATTGTTTCCTAAAATTCCTAAACAACCACCTAATGCTAAGGCTCAGGAATTAGATGCTAAAAGACAAGAAATGATAAGACTTGAACATAATAAAGTTTTTGTTCAATCAGTAAGTGAAGACCTTACAGAAACAATGTTATTAAGATTAAAAGATGAAAACTTTAATCTAGCTGACCCAAAATTTTTAAGTGATTATAAATTATTATCTGAGTCGTTAAAATCAATGCTATTAAGACAAGTACACATGAAACACCCTTTACAAGAAAGAGTCGATAAGGCTGTAACAACAAAAGGTGAAGGTGAAAATTTATATGCTATTACAATTGATTATAAAAAATTTTAAAGAATTCCATAAAGCACTTTGGGATACTACAAATACTAAAACGTGCCTAGTATTTGATAGTTTAATTGAGGCACATTATATAATAAGGAGTGAATAAATGTTTAAATCATTATTCTCAAATGACTCATTAAGAGTTGTATCAAAATCAAAAAAGACATCTACAAGAGGTAGAAAAACTATGTCAAAAAGACAAAAAGTTTTAAACCTTTTATCTAAAGGTGCACCAGTATCTTGGAAGTCTTTAAGAACTAAATTCGATTTAGGTTCACCAAGAGCTTTAATTGATACATTAAGATCAGAAGGAAACATGATCTATGTTAATCAAACTACTAAAGGTACTTCATACAGAATGGGTGTACCAACAAAAGCGATTATCGCTGCTGGTATTAAAAAATTATATGGGACTCCGTTCGCATATAAAAATGCGTAATCTCTCTCTTTAAAAACGCATAAATAAATGTAGAGGCGGCCTTGTGCCGCCCTTACATAACAAAATGAGGAGGGCAATATGCCAACAAACACATCTAATATGAATATGCAATATAGTGGATCATCTGCTCCATTGCTACACGAAATTCTAACTAAAGTAAATAACGCAAAAGACAAACCTAAAAAGATCGAGGTTTTAAAACAAAACGACTCACTTCCATTAAGACAAGTATTAAAGGGTGCATTTGATTCAAAAATTGAATGGGATTTACCACCTGGTAACCCACCATATACGGTCAATGAAGCTCCAGCAGGAACTGAACATACAACCCTATACACAGAAGCTAAAAAATTATGGCACTTTGTAAAAGGTGCAGACGCAGCTCTTTCAAAAACAAAAAAAGAAATGATGTTTATTCAAATGCTAGAAGGCTTGCATAAAGATGATGCTGAACTGATGGTCGCAGTAAAAGAAAAAGAACTTAATAAAAGATATAAAGGTCTTACAGACGCTGTGGTTAAAGAAGCGTTTGGTTGGAATGACGATTACAAAACGTCCTAAAACATAAATATTATAGAGTGATTCTATAGTATTCAACTATAGGGTGTAGAACAAAAGTAGAACATCTACTTGATAACTTGTCACACCCTATATTCCCTTTGATTTACAGTATAAAAAACGGCTAATTATTGTCCGATTTTGCTTGAAACTCATACTATTTTCTGATATAGTAGCAGTATGAAAACAACAAAAAAGGAGAATACACTATGTCAAAAGTAAAACAATATTATACTGATGAAGCTGAAAAGACAGTTGATAAGATTATCTTAAATTTTAAGAATAATCTAATTAATTTAGAAACTGCTGTCGCTGAAGTTATGAAAGTCGATAACCTTGATTTAACAGGTATTGATGAACACAATGTAGAAGAATGTATCCAAGATACATTTTACGATAAGGTTACTTCGTAATGCGTAAATTTTTGATAACAATAGTAGTATTAAATTCTATTATATGGTTTGGACTATCTAGTCTAGTCAAAGCTGACGACTATAACACAGCTGTTATTGGTCATGTTATATCTGAAACTATAAAGAATACAGATATTGATACTTCCTATATTATAGAACAAGAGTTAGAAAAACTTGCTCACAAATTTGTTATTGATTCGATTTATATTATTCAAGCCTACTTACCTGAAATACTTGATGGTGTTGTTACTGATTTAAAATTAAAAACAGATCAAAAATACAAAGAGGAATTATTAAATGGCGAAAATAGTAACTAGAAAATCAAAAGCTCTGAAACTTAAAAGAAAGTTGAAAAAAGAATTTTCTGTAAAAAGAAAATATACAACGACTTACAAAGACATAAAGAAGTATTTTAAAGAATTTAATAATGCTATTTTTGATAACAAGTTATCTCCATTTGGACAGATTCAAATAAAAGATTTAAAAAGAGAGAAATGTGTAGGACAAGTCATTACATTTGAGTGGAAAAGAAAAGGTACACGAATGTATAAATTAGAAATGTTACCTGCCTATCCTGAAAAAAGAGATTTTTTGGACACGTTAGTCCATGAAATGGTACATTTGTACCAAATGCAAAACCTAGGTGACACAGGAAATCACAATGATGTGTTCTGGTCCTTTTCACCAAAAGTAAACTATATTGGTTTACAATTATAGAAAGAAGAAAGTTATATTATGAGTAAAAATGAAAAGAACCATGTTGATGATTGGTTAAAACAACAAATTAGAAAAGGCATAAACATAATTGATTATGTTTTACAAAACAATGTAGGTGAGTGGGAACTATATTATACAGGACATTTACACAAAGACATCCTAAATAACTTTCCAGGCAGAACCAGTAAAAAGATATTTAAAGGTTATAGAGAACTTTTAGATAATAGTAACCTTGTGTTTATTCAAAAGAAGTTTGAAGAACATGGCTATGAATACTACGTAAAGAAAGGTATATAATGAAACTATTGAAAAAACATAAAGACATATTGCAAGAGGTTGTAAAGGGTAAGGGTTATTGGAAAACTCCTACAGTACCAAAAAACCATTCTGAAAATGTATTAGATGATCTTGTTAAATTATATTTACAAGACCTTATTGTGTTTAATAGAGAATATGATGTGCCATCTTTTGGTCCTAGTAGTGAACATAAAGTTAGATATA